AAAAATCAGCAGGCATTCAAGGAAGATAACAAAGGTAAGCTCATTATTACTGAGCAGGAATTTGACGTAATTATGATGATGCTGAAAAGTGCACTCTCTAACAGTCAATTTTGGGAGAGGTTAAACGGTACTTGGCAGACTGTGATCCTGTGGATTGAAGACGGTGTTCCAATGAAAGCTATGTTGGATCATATCACGCAGAACTTGATCACCCGGAACGTCAAGACTCCCGGTGACTTCAAGACAACTGATATCGGAAATCCAAGAGCATTTCATAAGAAAATGTATGACCGCAATTACGATATGCAAGCCTACCACTATACTGTTGCTCTTCAGTCTTTATATCCTGACGAAAAGATAGGTAATTTTATTTGGTATGTCCTAGAGACTCAAGATCCCTATGGTTCAGCAGTTTATTATGCAGACGAAGTTGTACTTGAATCAGGCAGAGCAAAACGTGCTCGAGCTATCGAAATAGCCAAGCAACTTTACAAGAAAGGTGAACTTGCAGAGTTCCCTAATTACTCACCTGACTTTCCTAAAGAGTTCACCCTGTGGGATTGGCAGATAAACAAAAGCCTCAGAATGGAGCAAGATAATGAGATCCTCAACTAAGCTAACGAAAGAAGTAGTGCTCAAGCACTGTAATATATATGACGAAGAATTCCGGGTATCAGTTCCTGATTCTTCCTTCAATCTGCAACGTACTTATGAAGTAGCTGCTGCAGAAGTACAAAAGAATAAGAGACTACAGGAGTGTAGTATTGAAAGTATTCTCGAAAGCGTTAAACAGGCATGTTATTTGGGATTAGAACCCTCCTCAGTAACAGGTGAAGCATACTTAGTCCCTTACGGAAATAAGTGCACCTTAGTTATAGGTTACAAAGGTCAGCTCGAATTAATGTATAGGGGAGGTCATGTGACTTCGGTTTGGGCTTATCCTATATATGAATCAGATCTTCCAAAAGTTGATATCCAACTTGGCACTAATCCGCAGGTAAAACACTCCCCAACACTTGGAGCAAATAGGGGTGAATTAGTTGCTGTTTATGCCTGCGCAGAAATCCCAAATTCAGATCAGGTTAAATTTGATTTTATGACCCGGGAAGAGTGTGACCGGATCAGGAGCAAAAGTGCAGGTGCACACTCCAAGGCTCATCCTTGGAATACAGATTATGAGGCAATGTGTCTCAAGTCTGTGATTAAAAAGATGTCTAAGACAATCAGCAAGAAGCAGAATGTTCACGCTGAACGTCTTAGTTATGCCTCTGTTGCAGCAGAGGATACTGGAGAAGGTCAGACTATAACTTTAGGAACGACTGACTTTCAAACTTTAACCCTTCAAGAGGAGCAAGAAAATGACAAAGCAAAAGAGTCAAGTGAAGCAGGAAGTGGACAAAGCAGTTCGCCAAGTCCTATCGAGATCGACAAAGAAAATGCCCCAAAACCAAAGCGAACCCGAGGAAGAAAGCAAGTTGTTCAGCAAGAAGGATCTCTTAGCAGCATTGAAGAGAGTGGAGAACAGGGAACTCACCTCTCAGCAGCGTAGAGATGCACTCAACGTTTATATGATCATGAAAAACAGTAAACGTTGCAGTTCAAATCCTAGTTACCAGATTTGTAAAAACGAGAGGTCAACATTTATCGGTGATGATATAGATTATGCTTATCCTTTTTCTCACAGATATGACGAACCTTTCTCTGATAGAGGAGCCTCTGATGAATAAAGAAAAAGAGAAAGAGGTAGATTGGGACGAAAAACGCTGGATAAAATTCTGGAAGGATTGCAAGGAAGGCCACTTAAAAATGCTGGCACGTTTGCACAAAGAAGCTCGAGGGTTAAAAGGTTCACAGTTACTTTGATTCTTGTCGTTGTGGTCTATTCTTATCTCTCGTTCTATAACTTGTGGAATAGCTATTTCTATAAATTATTTCGGGACTACTTCTAAGGTCTTTTCCAGTTGAATAGCAATCAAATTCACTTAAATAATATTATGAAATACAAAATCATCCGCTTAAATGAAGTTGAGTCTAAAACAGGGCTTTCTAAATCAACAATCTATCTTCAAATCAAGGAAAAGCAATTCCCGGATTCTGTTAATCTTGGAAAAAGGGCAGTAGGTTGGCTTGTTTCTGACATTGAAGAATGGATTGATCAAAGAGTTAAAATCAGCCGTGATATCAAAAAAAGGAATAATTATGACTCCAAAAGAGACAGGTGAAAAGATTAAAGAGCATGAACAAATCCTTATAGAAATGAGGAAGGAAATTAGTGCTCTTGGCTTCACAGTAGCACAGCATCAAAGTTATTTTGAGTTGCTCCAACAGTTATCAGAGCAGCAGAAAATAGAAGTCGTTAAAAACTAGAAGTAAGGTTGTTTTAAAATGATATGCAAGGTGTGTAAAGAGGAGATTGTTAATCCTAAAGGTAAGATCCAGAAAAGGAAAAAGTTCTGCTCAAATAAATGTGCAGATATTAATGCTAGTAACTTTCAGACATTCTATTGGCACTCTCATGCTAAGTGGGTTCCAAGGAATTACATAACATAATAACTGTGGACAATTATACACCCTTGAACAATGCAAACGTGTCCACAAGAAGGGTGGCGTTTGACTAACAGGTTGACGTTATAATTAATAGAAAGGAAGGTGAAGATGTTGGCAGTAAAGAAGAAGAAACGAGGTAGACCCTTTAGTCTTTTTAAGCATTCAACTAGGGGTAGACCTAAAGAGAGTATTCAAAGAGCATTTCTGTTCTATTTAAAATACTCCAAAGCACGTCATGTTCTTAAGGTTTGTCAGAAGCATGACATAACTATAACTCAATACTTCAATGATCTAGTTTCAACGGATCTTGATTCAAACTCTATTAGGAAGGAAAAAAATGGCAGTAGGTAGAACTATATGTAACATGTTTAATAATCCACCAGACGAGGCCGCAGAAAGAGACGAATCTTTCTCAGGTCAGTGGCCCTTCGGAGGAAGGATAATGCTCTGGCCTCGAAGTATTAAGAACGAGAAGGGTGAGCGTGTTGCCCCTCCTGAAAATCAACCTCAGTGGCAACTCAAGTGGTATCCCGATAGTGAATGAAGGGCTATAGTTAATTTTAAACTCACGGATGAGGGCTTTTTATGCTCAAGGAAGAGCAACCAAAACAACAAGACAGTTTTATAAAGTTGTTCCGCAAAGCAAAGAAGAATCCTCTATTCAAGAAGCCCCTGACATTTCATTATTTCACCTACTGTTTAATCTCAGCTTGGTGGTCTGATGAACCTACCAAATTTAGTCTTGGTGGGGTTGAAGTCCTTATCCGGAAAGGTGAGTTTGCAACTACACTGAAAAGGTCAGCGTTTGAAACTGGCCTGTCAATTCAGAACGTTAGGACTGCAATTAAGGCTTTAAAGCTAACAAACGTTCTAACAGAGGATCTAACAAGGGGTCTAACAAACGGTGGAAGGGTCTTAAGGGTCTGTAAATACAGTCATTATCAGGCTAAAAAAAGTGAAGGTAACAGACCTCCTAACAGACCCTCTAACAGACCCTCTAACAAACAAATAAAGAAGGTTAAAGAAGAAAGTATAAAGAAACCCCCTTATATTCCCCCAAGGGAAAATGTGGGAAAGGATTTCAAAGATAATCACAGATCTAAGATCAGGAATGCTGGTCTATTCAGGCAACTAATTAAGAGCTATCTCAACATAGAATCAAGTGACACAACGTTAGATAAAAGGATCAATGAAAAATATAAGCTCAACAGAACTGCTGCAGAAGCAAAAGAAGAACTACTCAGAGAAGGACGTGACAAAGGACGTACTCCGGTGGGCAGCAGTGAGGTCAAAGACAGTCCGGTTATACCGGATGCAGACAACAGGAATTCCCGACGGCAAGGGAGGGTTCAGAACAAACAACGAAAAGGGCGCACCTGACTTTCTTGGAGTCTATCTCCTAGCTAAGATCCCGGTGCTGTTTGCATTTGAGTTAAAATCACCAACAGGAAAACAAAGTGGTACGCAAAAGACTTGGCAGGCAAGAGCAGAAGAATTCGGAGTCAGTTACTTCCTTATCCACTCTTGGGAAGAAGCAGAACGTGCGGTCCAGAAACTACACAAAAAGCACAGAAGGAAGATTGCCTGGGGATTCCTTGGACCCTCCTATCCAGAACACATTACCCTTGACAAGAAACTCTGGGCAAACTTTAAAAATTCCTCCGGGGAAGTTAAAAAAACAGTTAGAGCAAGTGCTGTCCCAAGTCCGAAAAACAAGAAGCAGTCTGACAAAGTTCGAGACAATCCGGGCGGCTGAAGAGTTTGAAACTGAAATCAAGAAGTATCTGCCGAAGGATATCGGAGTATTTATTATCCGAGAGACTGAAGTAAACTGTTATCAGATCATTTATCGGGAGAAGGAAGACAAACTACTTGAAGAAATCAAAAATGCGCAGGTTAGAAAAGCCTTTAACGCTAGACTCAAAACAGATCCAAAAATAGAGAAGGAGATAAAACGTGCATTCCAAAGAGCCTACTTCGCTAAAAAAAACAAAGCAGACAAGCGAAAAAAAGAAGATCAAGAGTTTGAAAGGACTGAGAAAGCAAAGAACACTAGACCTAAAAGAAGATCCTGAGTTCTGGTCACAAGTCTGGATGATGTTTGAGAACGGTGCTAATGCCCTGACAATAGCTCAAGCCTATGATATTCCAAAGATGTCAATTTACAGGTGGGTTAAGGAAGATCCTGAAAAGGAAAAGAAGGTTGAAGAGTACAGGCATATGAGAGCAGACGGATCAGCAGACTCGGTTGCACAAAAGTGTGACAGGTTGGAAGAAGTCTTCGAGCAGCAGATATCTGAAGGTAAACCAAATCCTGCTCTTGGTAACCTGATATTCCAAATGAGAACCTGGGACGCAAAGACAGGAAACCCTGACCGCTATGGTGACAAAAGGAAGTTAGAAGTGACTCAAGAAACAAGAGTTCAACACGTTCAACAACTCAGAGATCTGAACAAAAGAAAGATCAGGAATATTACTCCACCAAAGAAAGCACTAGAAAATAAAGAAGAATAATAGTGTATAGTTTCCGGTTATTTATCAACTCGAAGAAGGAGAGATATGAAAACCGATTCAAGAATAACAAAGGTTTTGCTACTGACCCTGATAAGCATGTTGACGTTAGGCATAGGTATAATGCACTTGAGAGCAGCGGAGAAAGAAGAGACTAAGCTTGAGTTCTCTACTCAGGATATAAGGGAAATGTGGTGGGCTTGCTCACAAAAGTTTAGAAACCTGATGCCTACTGTCAGAGAACAAACGATAATCTATCTGTGCGACTGTTATACAGATCATATGAGAAAGACTTATACGACTGAACAAGTCAAAGCACTGACTAAAGAACAAGCAAGGATACTCGGGGAAAGCATGAAGGAGAAGTGTCCAATACCGAAGGCTATAATACAGACGTAGGATGCTCCCACATGCGTCCCTGAGATACTCACGCACGGGACATTTTTCAGGAGGATAGGGGTAGTTTATTAGCTCACTGTTTATCAAACATAATAAAACCACCCTAGCAAAGAGAAGGGGTCAGAGGGGTTGAGAGTAAGGTGTAAGGAGTGTTGTAAGGGGTGAGGTTTCGATTCTAGGGATCTCGATGAAACGGGGCATGCTTTTTTGGACCCCCCCCGGGCCGGGGCTTTAAATAATAAAAGGTGCCCCCTAGACACATATCAAACCTTTTAAAGTTTATGCCAACTTTTGCATCTATTATTATTTTTTCTTATTTTGCTACCCTTATATTTCTAACAGTGGTTGCAGGATTATTCTTAATTTTAAAATCAGAGTTTTAACGAAGACCTACTAGTGGGGGGGAGTGTCTAAGCAAGAAGATTTTATAGTGGTTCAGCAGCACCCGAGTCTGATTTCATATGTGGACAGTTTGCAGAAGAAGAACGCAGAGAATCTATCTTTTTACCCTAAAGTTGTCTTTGAGAGAGAGCACGAAAAAGGAAGAATCTTCTTATCATTACTCAACGGAGAACCTTGCGGATATATTTATATAGGGGCATTTGGAAGAGACTTAAGGTGTCACCAAGTTTGTATTCAGTATGATGCGAGGAGGAGATTATACGCTTCTGCTCTAGTTAACGTTGTGGAGCAAGCTGCATTAGAGAATACGTTGCGGTTTTGATTTAGAAGCTAATAAGTTTTGGAAAATGCTAGGTTACAAGTGCGTTGACATACAAGAGGGAGGTGTAAGAAGGAATCGTAAAATTAATGTCTGGAGGAAGCAGCTTCAACCCGAGTTATTTGAAGATATACATTTAGAACCTGCAAGAGGTGAAACAAGTAACAAGTTTTGGCTTAAGAACAAACAAACAGGCTTAATAACTCAGTTTAATCGGGGCAAGTCCCTACGAGATTACAAAGCACTTTTAGAAGGCAAAAGCGTTTAACTAACCTTATTACGAAGACCTACTAGTGAGAAAACCTTATTTGACAACATTTGAATCTTTGGACCTGCTGCGTGATTCTGATATTGCGTTGACCTATGAGGCACTGAAGAAGCATATTCAGCGGGGCAACCTACAAACAAGGCAATTCAGAAAAGGAGGAACACACTTGATTACAAGGGGAGCACTAACTAAGTTTATTAAACATTATGAAACCAGGTAAAAGCGAGGACTTCACGAAGGGAGAGTTACAGGAGATAATGCAGGGTATAAAGCTTACTGAGGAAGCAGAAAAAACCCTGAGAGTACTTCTAAAGTATGTTGACCGGACCGGGAGATATCCTAAGAACTTTACACCTGATCACGTTGAGTTAATTCAGGATCTGATAGTTCTTTTGAATCACAGGAAGACTCAGCGAAAGAGGTTGAAGAAGTTAGAATATATTCACAACCGGAACCTTCTGATTCCAGAAGCAGAAGCTATTGCATATATCAAACTCAGGGAAGAGGCTTCACCTGATTCAACTGAGGACTACAATAATAAATTTAATCTGTACTTCCACACTGCTATGAGCAAGTTAGCATTTGAGAAGTTTGGATCAACCGACTCTATAACTAGGGAGAACTTTGGGACTTGAATCTAAGGCAGATAAGCTAAACGAAAAGCGGGCAAAGGCAAAACTAGAGAAGATTTGGGGAATTGACCTCTATGAGAATCCACCCTTCTATCAGGCAGATTGGCAGGCTATGCGTGACGAAAAGCACCTTGCTTTAGTCGAGTATAAAATGTCTTTCAAGACTCTTGAAAACATTAAGGAAGAGTTCCCGGGCTTCAGGATCGGGGTCAACAAGTTTCAGTTTGCTTTTCCTATAGTGCAACTTTGTAATCAGGATTTTTATATCGTTATTGAGTTTCCTGAAGGCGAAATGCTGCAGCACAAAATAAAACCTAACACAAACGTATACCACATGACAAGATTCTTCAAAAGCAGGAACGGCCTCAATCAGGT